CATCCGAGCCCAACTGTTCCCTGTGGAGTAACCCATGCCATTCTCTTACAACAGCTACACGGGTGATGGCTCCACCGAATTTGCCATCACCTTCAACTACCTGACAGAAACGGTGGTGGTGGACGCGGAACCTAAAGGGATTGAGGTCCATCTCAACGCGATCCGCCAGAACAGCGGATACACGATCGACACCTCACTGAACAAGGTGACGTTTACGACTGCGCCGGAAACAGGCGTGAACATCAAGATCCTTCGGGTGACCCCTCGAGGCAAGGCCGACCGTCTGGTGGACTTTGCGGACGGCACGATCATCACCGAGGCTCAACTCGACTCGATGGGCCTGCAGCTCCTGTACATCGCGCAGGAAGCGTTTGAACAGTCGAACTCTGGGGGTGGAGGAGCTCCTATCTACCTCCCCTACAACGAAGAGGGACCGTACTGGGACGCGGTCCAGGGGGGCGCTACCCAGACGATCAAGAACCTGAAGCTCCCTGTGTCGGATGATGCGGCATCAACGAAGAAGTACGTTGATGACGTAGCGACTTGGGGCATCTCTGGGGTGCCTCAGCAGTGGACGTTTACCGCAGACGGCACCACAAACACCTTCACCTTGCTCGATGGCCCCTACATCGAAGAAGAGATGTTGGTGGTAGCGATCGACGGCGCGCTGCAGATACCGAATACGGACTTCAATGTCTCTCAAGATGATGTGAGTTCCATACTGATCTTCGACGCCACACCAGGGGCAGACACTACGATCAACGTGCAGAACTTCGGCAAGATGCGCTTCCTTGACGGAGTGAACCTGGCAGACGGCTCCGTCACTACCGCGAAGTTGGATCAGACTGTAGGGACCGAGGCTGTTGACACGGTTACCATACGCGACGATGCGGTCACGATCGCAAAGATCGCAGACAAGTCGGTGGACTTCGCTCGACTGAATGACCTGGGGTTCACGGCCGATAGCAACAGTAATTCAACGCCAAGGTACATGCAGAACCCCCCAGGCGTAGACAACGTGGAAATGGATGTTCTCCGCTACGCAGACATGGTGGATTTCCATACTGGCGTGAGGACAAACCGTCTCAACGAGATGGCAGTGCCAAACGCTAATGTGAGTTGGAACAGCAAGAAGATCATTTCACTCGCTACACCCACATCAAACTCTGACGCCGCAACCAAGAAGTATGTAGATGACGAGGTTCTCGCGGCCTACGGCGAGCCTGATCTAGTCAAACTTAAGGCGGTGGAACTAGGCGTTTCGAGCACCACATTCGAAATCACCGGGTGGGAAGACAATTCGCTCTACGCCGCCTACGAGTTTGAATGCACGCGATTCACTCACCAAGGAGAGGGTAGTGACAACGCTTTCATCTCAATGCATTTCAGAGATGAGAATAACGTCTGGGTTGAAGACGATGACGATGGATACGGCGTCCTTTGGGTGGTAAACACCCCATTGGCCTCGGCGTTCGCAGTAGATTGCACCGAATCAGGAGGTGGGTCGGCAAGTACCTATATGGGTGCTGCAGGATGGAACTACTTCAAATTGCAATTGCACACCAACCGTCGAAGCGAGAACCTGACACAACAGGTTTTATCTACAGGCCATGGCTCGGCAGGATTGCAATACAACACTATCGCGACCGTGCGCCCCGGCGGTTACGCAGCCAGCTACGCCTTCTACAACATCCTCACATCGTTTCTCGCTCGACCTCAGCACGCTATTACAGGGATCAGATTCAAAGTCTCGGTGAACGCGCGCAACAATGTTTTCGATGGTAGGCATAAAATCGATGCCGGGGCTCGCGTCACCGTCTATGGGAGGGCGTTCTAATGGTCACGAAGATCCCCTCCCGCTCGACCCTGTTCGCAGGCGAGCTCGCCCCTATCGGAAGCGTCCTGCCTTATCTAGGTGCGACACCCCCTTCGACACCGACTGCAGCCGCAACAGCCACGTTGACCTTCGGGGACACCGAGTTCGACGATGTGAACAACGGCACGCTGGCGCTGATCTCAGTGGACGGGACCAGTCGCACCTACACGATCAGGAACGACTACGGCGCTAGCACGAACATCCAGTTCAACGCCGCCACAACAGCTTCCGCATGCGCAGCGAACCTCAAGATTGCCATCGAGCACGCTGACGGGCACAACGGCAAGCTGACGGTGGTGCAGTCTGATGGTCAGCTCACGATCACTCAGGCCACCTCAGGCATCGAGGGGAATACGGTGATCACCACCGCGTCTTCCTTCGATAACTCCACCGATGTGAACATCGGTTCACGGTTCACTGAAGGGGCTTCAAAGGGTTGGCTGTACTGCGATGGCACGGTCATCAGCAGGACCATCTACGCCAGCCTCTTCGCTCAGATCAGCACCACCTACGGTGTCGGGGATGGTAGTACGACCTTCTCTCTCCCTGACCTCCGAGGACGATTCCTCGTCGGCCGTGACTCGATGGGTGTCGATACAGCTCCCGCACGAGTGGCTTCAGTAGCTGAAGGTATCGACGCCAGCACGCTGGGAGCAACTGGTGGCAAGGTCACCGTCGCAGATGGCAGCAAGAGCCAAGGAGTAGTGTGCAACTGGATCATCAGGGCCTCTGAGGACGACTGATGGCAGCTCAAGACGATCTCCTCCTCGCCATTGGGCGGCTGGAGGGAAAGGTCGATTCCATTCTCGCCACGATGAACAGGCATGGTGAGGAGTTGGAGCGCCTTGACCATCGCATCCGCCGGCTCGAGCAATCCAAGAGTTGGATGCTGGGGGCGGCGGCGGTGGTTGGTGCGGTGTCTTCGTTCTTCTTCAAATTCATAGGAGACTCAGAATGAGTCTGGTTCACCAGTTGTTGGATGTCACCGCCTCAGGGGATGTGAACTCCGCTGTGATTTACACCCAGGGCCACCTCGATGAGTCCGGGCTGTATCAGGTCAGCAATGCGTCGGGGAACATCACCAACGTCCATTTCTACGGACGCCTGGGGGCCGACCATTCTTGGCATCTCGTCGCCTCTTCAGGGTCCATCACAGGCGCCGGCACGAAGTTGGCGACCCTGGCGATCTACCCCCAGATGTACGTCGAGTTGGATACGTCAACCGCCTCGACCTGTGTCATCTCGATCATGGAGTGAAGAGACATGAGCATGGTTCATCAACTGATCAAGAAGACCGTCTACGGGAGTGGAGGCAGCGGTGACAACGTCACAGAAGACTTCCATGCCCAGCACATCGATGACGAGACGGGGCTGTTTCAGGTCAGCCTTACCGCAGGCACGGTGAATGATGTGATCTTCCGAGGACGGCTGGGAAATGACCACACCTGGCACACCCTCGATACGACAGGGACTCTGACTTATGACCCAGACGACCTTCCCTCCACTGTGGACTCTGACACCCTCATCATCTGCCCCCAGATGCGTGCAAAGTTGAAGCTTCCGAACGGCGCAACCATCGTCATCTCGATCATGGAGTAACTCATGGCTGGTGAACCATCCTTAGGAAAGACTCGAAGAAGGCTCCTGCCTGAAGAGCTCCCCAGGAAGAAGAAGAAGAAGCTCAAGCGTAAAGGCTTGAGCATCGGCGGGTACTGAGATGAGACTCGACGAAGTCCTCGAGGAGCTCCACAACGAGATCGCGAAGAGCCTCCTCGACCGTGTCAGGACCGGAGAGGCCACTGCGGCCGATCTATCCGTCGCTCGACAGTTCCTGAAAGACAACGGCATCGACGCCGTGGCCTTCAAGGATTCCCCCATCAGCAACCTCGCAGCCGTCCTCCCCTTCAACGACACCGAGCAGCCGGCTGCTCAAGCCGAATAGGAGCCTGAAATGCCAGGAGGAGCAGGATCAGCCGCTGACAACGTCCCTGCCATCCCCAAGATGGCTCGAAGGACGGGGAAGAGGTCTCAAAAGAGGTCGAAGGCCTCCCGAGTAGCCTTTGCCCGTGGAGCAGCCCGTGGGAGGCCTTGGAGGCCTAGCCAGAAGATGTATGGGGGTCTGAAGATCCCGATCACCGTATACGGCCGGAAACCCTCATGACGGACATCGACCCTCGTCTGAAGGGGGTCGATGGATTCAAGAATTGGCTGTGGCTGTGCTGGCAGGCGCTGGGGCTCCCTGAGCCCACTCCGGTCCAGTACGACATCGCTGACTGGATCTCCAACGGCCCCCGACGCTGCGTGACGCAGGCCTTCCGAGGGGTCGGAAAGAGCTACATCACCAGCGCCTATGTGACCTGGAAGCTGCTGCTCGATCCGAGCCTAAATTTCCTGGTAATTTCGGCGTCGAAGAACCGCTCTGACGATTTCACAACCTTCTCGCTCAAGCTCATCGAGGAGCTTGGGCCTCTGGCGCATCACCTGCGTCCCAGAGAGGGTCAGAGGTGCTCCAAGGTGGCTTTCGATGTCGGGGGTGCTCCGCCGGCCCACGCGCCTTCAGTGACCTCTAAGGGCGTTTTCAGCAGCATCACCGGGGCTCGCGCCGATGAGGTCATCGTCGATGATGCGGCGAGCTGGGCAAACAGCCAGACGCAGATGATGCGGGACAAGCTGAGTGCTGCGACCCAGGAGTACGAGGCGATCCTGAAGCCGGGTGGTCGGATCATCGACCTCGGCACCCCGCAGACCGAGCAAGACCTTCTGCACGAATTGCCAGCCCGAGGATTCTCTACGCGCATCTGGCCCGCGAGGGTGCCGAACGCCCGTCAAATCACAGGATATGGCGACCTCCTGGCTCCAACGATCTTGGAGATGAAGGAGGCTCCAGGGACTCCTGTTGATCCCCTTCGTTTTGACAACCAAGATCTCTCTGAGCGCGAGCTCGCCTATGGCAGGTCGATGTTCGGTTTGCAGTTCATGCTTGACCAGTCGCTTGCCGACATCGATCGATATCCGCTCAAGATCAACGACCTGATCGTGACCGACCTGGACCCCGAGTACTGCTACGAGAAGTACGTCTGGTGCAACGACCCGGAGAAGGCCTGGACGGACCTCCCTTGCGTGGGGATGGCCGGCGACAGGTTCTACAGGCCGCTGATGACGGTAGGCGATCAGGTCAAGTACGAGACCTGCATCCTCTCGATCGACCCTTCAGGCCGGGGGGCGGACGAGACGGCTTATGCCGCAGTGGCTTCTTACGCTGGACAATTGATGGTCCTCGAGTGCGGTGGGCTGCAAGGGGGTTTTGAGCCTGCCGTACTCGAGGAACTTGCCCAGATCGCCAAGCGCACCAAAGCCAGGCTCTGCCTCGTCGAGGCCAACCTCGGCGGAGGGATGTTCTCCAGCCTCCTGAAGCCCTATCTGGCGAAGACGTACCCCTGCCCCATCGAAGAGGTCACTCACAGCATCCAGAAGGAGAAGAGGATCTGTGACGTCCTGGAGCCCTTGCTCAACAGCAAGAGCTTGATCTTAAACCGCTCCATCGTCCTGAGAGACCATGAGAGCGTCCAGGAGCGCCCTCAAGAGCAACAGAGGCAGTACCAACTACTCTGGCAGCTCAGTCGCCAACAGCGGCTACGAGGGGCCCTCAGGCACGATGATAGACTTGATGCCCTCGCCATGGCCTGCCAGTACTTCTCAGACTTCATGGCTCGAGATACAGACCGAGAGTTTCGGTTAAGGAGAGACGATGCGCATACCGCGCAGCTCAAGGACTACATGGATCGAGGGCCTCTTAAGCTCACTCTGGGGTCTCAACCCCCTGAGATGGTTTGGCAAGAGACAAGACCATGATGTCCTGCCCATTCTGTGTAGACGGAAAGACCTACGTCCTAGACAGTCAATGGGATGACCGACACAAGACCATCAGAAGAGAGCGGATTTGCCTCAGTTGCCACTACAAGTGGACTACCCTCGAGATCGATCTCGATCAGATCAATGCACTCATCACAGGCAAAACCAGAGGAAATCAAAGAGGAGGGTCTCCCCATGGAGAGTCCTCTATAGAAGCTGAGGGAGACTGAGGAAAGGATGGAGATGGTCTCTCAGTGATCTCAGATAGATAGGGTCTATAGATCTATAAGTCTTTAGGTACTTCAGATACTTAAGAGGAGAGTCATGCTTCTGAACCCGGAGTTATTGGCAGCGCTGGCCGGGCTCCCAGGTCTGCCTCGCACGCCTCTGACCATCAACCCCTGCCCTGAGGGGTACATCCTCCAGCTCGTCGGAGGAGAGTTCACCTGTGTCCTCGAGGGGGTGGATGGGAAAGACATCCTCCAGGCCAATCAGAATCAAGCTGCCAGCCTCAGCCGGCAACTACCTGTGACAAGAGGATCAAGGGGTGGAGTCAGCACACCATGAGGTGGGTCTTCGTTCAGTGGGTCGATATCGCGGCCTGTGAGCATCCCTGGATCTCGAAGGAAGACGCTAAGGCACTCAAGCCCGCTACGATGCAGACGGCCGGGGCGGTCGTTGTGGATGGGAAAGACCACATGGTGCTGGCAGGGACCGTGGAGGCTGATGAGAGCTCCTATGGCAACGTGAACGCCATCCCAAAGGGGGTCATCCTCAGCGTCAAGCCCATGAGGATCGAAGAGGGGGCGTTGAAAGACGAAAGGGGGGGCGTGTGAAGCACAGAAAGAACGATGATCTGGCCTGGATGTTCCTCGCTAGTGGGCTGATCGTGATTGGCCTGGCTATCGCTGGTGCAATCTTCCTGGTACTGGAGGCGTGCTCATGAAGACCGGCAAGGATGGGAAGGCGTATAGGGCGGCTCGGGCGCATAAGGCGCGGAAGGGCGACTATGTGCTGAAGAACCTGAGGGGGACCGCGTGTTTCGGAGGGGGCTTCAGGTCGCGAGCACAGGCTCGGAAGGCGGCTGTCGCGAAGTGGGGGCCTGGAGGGTACGTCTGGGTGCAGATGCCCTCTGCGGCAGTTTGATGCCCACATCTGAAACGCTGACTTTTACGAGGCGTAAAAAGTCGCT